CCCTTTCGGTTTCCGGTCTCCTGTTGTCATGGGTAGGACAGCGCAGGAATTGATGATGCTCGGCTGACGCATTTCTGCCGCTAGTTTTCAGGGGATAGCGCCCCATGAGCCAGAGTTACAGTCAGGCTTTGCCACACTGGTCGGGGAAGGCAGATATAGTGTCGATTGAAAATAAAATCGCTAGATGTTGCGTTTTTTGAAGGCGGGTGAGAAAATAGTACCCGTGTCGGGTATCTGATTTTCTTTCACGGCCTACTTTTCAATCGGATTTCAGGTATCTGTCAATACCACCGACACGTTCATTTTTTATCATTTCTCCTTGGAAGTAAAGCAGTAAATCTCAGCCCCGGTAGACCCCCTTCCTGCCGGGGCTTTTTTTACACCGTTCTTTCCCTTCCAATCGCTTTATCAAATCCTTTACACGCTGGGCAGTACCAGCCAATTCTGACCCACTGGTCAGGTTTGATTACTTCTTGTGCGGTTCCACCGCAAGCGCATGATTTTTCTGACATTTCTCCGTGTTTTTTATTCGTTTTTTGCATAGCTTGATTATCCTCTGAAGGTCGTGGATGGAGTAGTTACGGGGCCGATCATCTTGCTCCAGACGCTCCACGATTTCAAGATTACAGCGGTCAACAAGCCTTTTCCGGTACTCCACGACATTGCCAGAAAGGTGGCGGTTGCACCGGACGCACTGGGCGTGGCAGTTGTGGGTGTGAAATCTAAGGTGCGGAGCAGACCCTGTTGACCTGTAGTGGCCAGCGTCAAATGCGCCACCAAGCACTGTAGCGCCCTGTGTGGCCCCACAAGAAACGCAAGGCTTACCCCTATCCCGCACCCTTATGTACTCGTTAAACGCCTTCTGCGCCAATCTGAGCCATTCTGAGCGGGTTCTGAGTTTCTCCCTCTTTTCGCGGGTTTCTTTCGCCCTGACTTTCTTGACAAACTGCTGGGCTTGGGCGCTCCTGCTGAACTCGATCAGATGCTCCATCGAGCAGAAAGACTTCAGCTTGCTGTGGATCGCGTCCTTTTCAGGTGTCTTCGCCCGGCACAGGGCGCATCTCCGGGTTCTCATCAAGTGCATCCGCGAAAGGCTTAACAAAACAGCGATGGTAGGTCACGCCAAGCGACACCATGAAGGTGTACATTTCTTTGAGTTCTCGCCTTGAATACTGCTCCAGACCGATCTCCAGCATTCCCTTTGCCCTATGAACCTGATCCATGAAATCGCGTTCAATCTCCATCTTGCACCTCACACGGCGACAAATGACAACTCAAGATAGTGTAGCGGACTTAGGTCACCCACGAAAGCATAACGGCAGTGAACCAACTCTTTGAAACCGTCCACAACATCCCCGGCCTTTGCCTCAAAAGTTTTTTTGCCTTCCCACCAATCACTCTTGTCCTCCCAGCCCAGCAAATAGACTTCGTCTGCCGTGCTGTAGGTGAAGATATAAGTGTCGCAGTCCTGATTCTTCTGGGAGTATGGAACCCTGACCATGTAATGCAGCTGGGGTTCGCCAACGGAATGCTTAGTCTTCACGTCAATCTTTTGACCGCTGACGATAAAGTCGTGATCCATACTCTTTTCAGCAACGTAATCAAAGTCGTGGCCAAGTTCTTTCAGCCAGTGGCCGACAGCCAGTTCACCAATCGTCCCGGCGATCTGGCCATCCCCTCCCTCTTTGATCGTTGTACCGTTAAACTCACGGCCAGTGTATTTTTTCTCGGCGTACTTTCGCCAGCCATCTGTGATTTTGTATCTAATCATTTCTCCCCCTGTGGCCACGGCACATGGACACCAAACTTGTCGCCCAGATGCCGGTTCAAGACTTCATAAATCTTTATGTACTCCACCGTGTTTGGCTCCGTGGTGGAATCCTTATCGGTCATAATCTTCTGAATGGGCTTCCAAAGATGCTCTTTTGCGCTGGCAACCGTCCACGGGATTTCCGTTTCCTGCTTCAGCACGGCTTTCATATCAAGCCCGGATTCGTTCAGCTTGTGCGCAAGCTGGCCCAGCCATAAGTGTAACGAGTTGTTTTGTGCCGGGCTTCGCTTCTTCCCGACAGTCCAAGTGAAAGTCAGATAATGGTTCTCCCGGTACATCTTCTCTACGTTCTCAATGAACTGATCCTTTGAGAAATCGTTATTCACTGTCCACGTTTGCACCTGTCAGCACCTCCACATCAACACCGAGTTCTGCCGCAAGCGCTTCAGCGATTTTCGGCCTGACCCTTTTTGACTTAGTGATCTGATTGATTCTCTGCCTGCTCACCCCAAGCACTCGCGCCAAGTGCGCCTGCTTGATGCCACGGCGGTTTATGATTTCCAATAAATTTTGTCCAAACATTTTACGTCTCCAAGAAAGGGGGCTTGCGCCCCCGGTGATCAGAATGGTACGTCCAGACCAAAGTCGTCAGACTGCGCCGGTTTCTTTGGCGCTTCAGCCTGCTTCTGCTTTTCTTTCAGCTTGATGCGAACCCGTGGCTTCTTGGGGTTTTCTTCCAGTTCCTCTTTGGATGTGATGTAAACATCCAAGAAGTATTCAGTCCCATTGACCATTGCCGAACCAGTGAATGGCGCTTGCCAATCCTTTTCGCGCTTGTCGTTGGCCCATGCTGCGCCTTGATTGTCGTTGTTGTATTCAGTCATCGCTTTCTCCTTTGAAAGACAAATAGATTAGTTGCTGATTGATCGCCCTGAGAGCGGCATTCCATGCCGTCACCCAGACCTGTTTGATCGCCTCATCTTCGTCCTGCCATCTGAGGCCGGTGGTTTTTTCGTAAACGTGAGGGAGCATATCCATCACAGGCTCCTGAAGTTCTTGGATGCCTTCTTGATGGTCTTGCAGACCGCCGCGACATATTCTTCAAGCAACTCGATGTAGGCTTCGTCCCGCTCAACTCTGGCCATGACGATCCTCATGTCCGGGTGATATGCCACGAAATCGAGCCATTTTCGCCCCGTGATCCACAACTGTCCCTGACACTGGGGGATGTACTTGGATGGCAACCTATCGTCACCATCGCGCAGATAACCCACCATAGTGGACGCTATCGGGCATTTGATTTCTAATAGTCCATCGTCACCTACCAGACCATCCGGGCTTGCACCGCAGTCCAGATCATCGTGCAGGCATAAACCGATTTCAAAAACGTCCTGCCCAGTGATCAGCTTATAAACATCACGCGCTTCAGGTTCCAAATCAGTCCCGCGTTGCATGGCTTCTGTAACCGGGACAGGCACTGACTTTCCTGTAATCAGTTCAGCAACGAGTTCGTTGATGTAGGTATCGGCTCCTGCGGCTGACTTCCCGGTAGGTGTGATGATCCGATGGAAGCTGGAAGCGGTGGGTTTCCCCAGCCGCTCCATGTACCAGCCTTCGGTGCGTTGCTCATGCTCACTGACCCGCATCACGCGCCTCCACGATCTTTTCCATCTTCTTGGCCAGAACTGATATGGCATTCTGGTATTTGCCGTTGCGCAGTTCGTCCAGTTTGCCAATCTTGTAGTGGGTCATGAATTGATCCAGATCAGTTTCCGTTGCTTCCAGCAGATCAAGAAGATTTTCCATCTCATCTTTGGTCAGCGGCTTCTTGGCAACTTCTGCCTCCGGCTCTGGCAACTCCCCCCCGGCGTATATATACAGGCCAAGCCCATGCAATCCAAGACACTTGGTTATGCACCTCATGCGGGCATCATTGATCTGACGGGCGTTGGGGTTGGCGATGGCTTGGTTCCTGTGATCCATAACCGGCAGCCACATTGACTGTGTGGACGATTGATCGCCCTCTTTGACTGTGACCTCACAACGCACTTCCATCGTGCCATCGCTGAAGGTCTTTTCCTTCTTGATGGTGATGGAGGATTCAGGGAAGTGATTCTTGAGGACGGTGAACGCCCACGCCCAAGACAGGTAGGTCAGGTTGCCCTTTTTCTCGGTGTGTTCGTTGACATTGATGGCAGATAGGGTCTGCCAGACCTTTGCTTCAAATGACATTATTTTTCTCCATATTTTTGTAAAGCAAACACACATTACCACAACGCTTGTCACTTGTCAACTAGATATTTGTGAATAATTAGGTGTTGACATTTGTATATAGGTGTGGGATAATGTCTTTGTTGTCAGTAAAGACAACATTCAAAACGGAGAAATAAAAATGAAAATGTTCTATACCAAAGGCAAGAAAACAGTGGAGTACCAAATAGTCACTGATGATCCGCAGGCGATGTACCGGGACACCTTCAAGCTAAAGCCAAGGCACATTGTATGTGAGGATGAAAGTTTGCGAGATGAGATACTCGCAGACATCATCAGCAGCGACAATCCTAAAGCCAAGATGACCGGCAAGTGGTGGGGGTAACATGAAAATCATAAAAGCCAAAAACGTCACAACCGCCGAAAAAAATCTTGTGGCCAAGTACACCAAGATGTGCCTTCGTGAGATGGCAAAGAAGGAGCATGAGATTGATTGGTCTTACCAGCAACTGTTGAATGGCATAACGGTGAAAATAAAAAACCGTGGCCAATGCTCATATGGAGGCATCAATAGTATTACCATTGACGTATGCTACATTAGGCGTAATTCGACAGAACTAACTGAGTATAGAGCCTATGCAAGAGACCCCGTTATCGGCGATGTTGATGACATCACACCAGAACTTGTCCTGCTTGGCGTGGTGGCTCACGAAGTGGCGCATTACATTCAAGACAGGTGTGGCCCATATACCCGATGGTTGAAGAAGACTTACCGGAAGCCTCACGGCGAAGGCTTTCAAGCGATCTACCGAATCCTAAGATCGCGGATAGTCAACCCGCTCATTGAGCAGGAAAGGTCAGCCGAAGCAGCATGATGCAAACAGCCACAGGGAAGTGGCTATTCTTGATATTCACCAGTGCGGATCATGGCGGCCAGTTCTTTGGCCCGGTTGCCAACCTGATCTGCCCACTTGCTCCGCAGGAACTCGGTGGATGCGGTGTCATATTCATCTCGCGCCATCGCGCCAAGGGCCATTGCAAAACCCTTCAGCCGGGTAATCCCGATGTTGAAGCAGATGTCAATCATGGCATCCCGGCGTACATCGTCCAGCCCGCTGAACCACGGGAACTCCCTTCCCAACTCAGATGCACATCGGGCGATGTCGTTCTCAAGCAGATATTCAATCTCATCCTGCGACAACCCAAGACCGCCCGCTTGATCAATGTTCCTGCCGACACCTACAGTAATCTTGCCACTGGTGCATTTGTAGGCGTGGGTTTCTACGCCCTCATGTCGGCGTAGCATTTCAGTTAGCTTGCTCATCTAATCGGCCTTGCTAGAGTTAGACGCGCCAAAATAAAAACTAATAACAGCCGAAACCAGACCGCCAAGATAGCCAAGCACCAAGTTAATCAGTTCCATCGAGTTCTGCTCTGGCGGCATGATCGTTACCATAGCAATGTAGGAGCAGAAGAAAAGCACCATGATCAAGCCGATAGACTTAGCCGTCCAATCACGGGAGAAGTGCTTACGGGCGTCCTGCTTGTCCTTGGTTTCCAAGGCCAGCAAGTCCACTTCAAGTTCGGCCATTTTGGCTTCAAACTTAAGTTCGGCCTTCTTGATCTCCGCAAGCTGTTCCGGGGTGACCGTCTCAAACGCCGTCTCGATGGCCTGTGGGGTCGGTTCACAACCCAGCACTCCAGCCAAGACTTGGCCAGCCATACCGCCTAAAGGGCCGCCCATCGCTGTTCCAATTGTTGGCGCTATGCCACCAATCAGCCCTTTTAGCTTTTCAAATTTCACCAGTGCCACCCGTTCCTATGCCAAGGGCAAGTTACGCGATTACTGCTACGAACAGAACGACTACCACGATTGTCAGTGCGCCCAAGCAGGGATCGCAGTCGCCGTGTACCTTTTTCCCAATAGTTTCTAAAACTTCTAACGCTTTCTGTTTGATCTTGTCCATAGTTATTTATCCTGTT